GCCATGCAGAAGTACTCTAAAGAGATAAAGTGTTTTGAACCGAACAAGACACACTTCGAATGTCTGCACAGAAATTTAGCACCATTTAACCACGTAAAACTTTATAATAAAGCAATAGGTAATGAAATTGGTTTTATAAAATTAAGTGACGATGTTGCCTCACAAAATACCAGAGTATTGATGGAAAAAGGCGATGTGGCAATTGCCACCATTGATTCCATGGATTTAAAAAACATAGATCTTTTAAAAATAGATGTTGAAGGACTGGAAATGGAAGTTTTAAAAGGAGCAGAAAAAACCTTAGAAACCATTCAATACATAATGATAGAACTCAACAACAACAGCAAAAGATATGGCAGTAGTAATCTAGAAATTGAAAAGCACCTCAAAAACTTGGGTTTTAGAATATTAATAAAAACCTGGCCCGATATTGTTTATTATAGAGCATGATGTACGAATATTTGAAAAAACTTAAAAAAGAAAAGAACTTCATGCCAAAATCTATCCTGGACATAGGTGCTTGGAACGGTTTTTGGACTCTTAATGTAAAAGCCATCTGGCCTGACGCAGAATACACCTGTATTGAGGCTGGGCAAAAACACGAAAACAAATTAAAAAACATAACTCCTAATTATCATATCGCGGTGTTGGGTGATGCTAACAGAGAAGTAAAAATGCATTTGAGAGAAATAATGAAAGGTAATAAGAAAAAAGTTACCTACACCAAAGGCTCAACTTTGTTCGGGATCTTCAAGGATTACGAAATCAGACAAATGCAGACTTTAGATCAAGTGGTAGGTAAGGATTCACAATTTGATTTGATCAAACAAGATGTGCAGGGAGCAGAGATAATGATTATGCAGGGAGCACCAAATATTTTCAAAAGAGCACAGTATGTGATACAGGAAGTCAATCTATACAAGAATCAACAATTCCCTGATATGCCTACAGAGCATGATATGGATGTTTATATGAGTTCAATAGGCTTTTCAAGTAGTGAGATTATTGCGGAGCACAACAACAAGGAACAAGTAGATAAAATATATTTTAAGCACTAAAAAGATTGATTACTTCCTTCTTCCACTCGTCAGCGTATTCGCAATCACGATAACCGTCAAACCAAGGACCGCCTTCGGTGTAGTGCAGTATCTTTGGATTGCCATCTTTTGGTTCCTTGTACCATCCCACCAACCAATTGTACTCGTGTGGCAGAGAACCTATCTCTGAATCTTCCAACCAACTGAACCGGTGTAGGAACTTTGGTGTTTGCTTGTTTAGGAATTCGGGGGTCAGTGTCTTGTTCTTCTCATGTCCGCAGTTCCACAACACCATGCTACTCCAATTCTTCCTTGGGTAGGCTGTCTGTATCTGTCCGTCCATCTTGATTGATCCGTCCTCGGGTGTGTAATCATGCTGAACGCATACCACTGCTTTACTGTTATCACAGTACTGTTCCAGCTCTTTCGCGGGCACCTTCCATAGGAAATCACAGTCGCAGAACACTGCCCACCCTTTGTAGTTGTTGAGATAAGGAACGAAGAATCTCGTGAATGTGAATTCCGTTGATGCAAGTTTATCCACCTCTCTGGTGTAGATGCCTTTAGCTCTCATCTCGTTTTGTTTAAGAGGTTCTACTATTGCTTTTTGGTCTCTGCGTTTTATGGAATGCTCACACACTTGGTATGCGATGTCTTCTCTGGAATCCCAACCTACGTATATTTTCATTCTTTTCCTATTACTTTTCCTAATTCCGGTATGTAATCATTCACGCTTATTTTCCTATGAGTGTCTCGCATATGTATCATGTATTTGAACTTGTCGTAATTATCAATATCAACAACATGCTCTCTGGAAATTTTTTGTGACAATATAGACACAAAGTTTTTACAATTTGTAGTATGTATAAATTTTTTATCTTCAATTTTTAATAATCGGTCTAATGCCAACTCTAGGACGGATTTGGGTAAGTTATCAAATTGGAGGTGTTCGGGCTGATCTAAAATAGAGAAGTTGAGGTGTATACCGTGTTCGTAAGCAAAATTTATGTTGTCCTGCAGATTTAGGACATTTATATTTTGTACTACTGAATTGATGTATAGTGTGGTATTTTTTAAAGACTTAAATTTTAAAATGTTTGATTCTAATGTTGACCATTTACTAGGAAACCTTATGTATTCATTACATTTACCTATAGAATCAATGCTTAATACCAATTTGATTTTTTTGAATTTCTCTAATAAATGCAAAATTTTACTATTACAGATTGTACCGTTTGTGACTATGTTTAATTGTAGATTGTCCGTCACAATTTTATCCACAGAAAGTTTTTCAAGGAGAAATAAAATTTCAGGCACCATTAATGGTTCACCCCCAAGGAGGTATAATGTTTTCAATTTATTATGAATTAACTCCTCAATTGTGTTAATCTTATCTTTGTCTGACCACGTTAGGTCTTTTTGTCGAATGTTTTGTTCTAAACCTAATTTATGATTTTCTTGTAACAGAGTAGAGCTATGCACACCATCACACATTTGACATTTCAAATTGCATAAATTAGTGATAGATACTGTAACGTCTTGGGGAGAGTCTAGTTCCCATTTGCCGAGTTGTCTTAAGTATTTTTCAGTATTTTTGTTTTGGAAAATAATTCTTTGGTCTTCATTACCCCGCATTCTATGACTAGTGGAACCACGATCCTCTTGTTGCCAACAGTCTATACATTCTTTAGGTCTTTCATTTGCGAGAAATTTATGTTTTAGATATTTTCTGTACTCACTTTTCCAAAACTTTTTGATTCCTGTTTTTACGGTGAAATTTGTTATTCCTTTGAAATTTGTTTTTTCCGGCCTGATTCTACAACAAGATTTTATAGATCCTCTTGTAAATATTTCTAACGAGGTGAATGGTCTAATACAAAAGTTATTTTTTGTTTTTGGTGAGTTCATGAATATCTTTCCAGGTATTTACTCTGGTAATTCCTGGATGAGAAAATTCTCTGTTATAGTCATGATTTATTATAATTGATTTTAATCCGTATTTCAGCCCTGTTAAAGCGTTGGCCCATTTGTCCTCTACCCAGTAGAGTCTGGTGTCTCGGAATTCTTTTAGCACTGGGTCCTTATCAGCACCGGTTTCCAGTATGAAATAGTTACTAAACACATGGTCGCCAAAGAGCTCTGCTAACCGTCTTTTCCGCAACGCTTGTGCTGGTAAATCAGAAGTTTGGCTAGTTATAGGCACGAAAGTCCAACCTTCGGCGTGCAAGAGTTTTACCCACTGCACAGAATCAGGCATCGGGTCCTGTGTCGCCATCCATGCCGAGCAGTTAAATTCTCTGATTCGATTTTTGACTATATCGGGTTCCTCGCCAAACCTTATGTGCATGTTGTATTCGGTCTGCGTGTTGGGTTGGAGTTGGTATCCTTTTGATAACATCCATTTGGTAAAATGGTGTTCCCATTCCAGCAGTACTCCGTCTACGTCTGTGAGTATGATCCTATTTGATGTCGGCATCTTCCATTCCCGCAACTCTCAGTTTGACGATGTTGGTTATCTGCCATTGCTTCTGATCAAGGCCTTTTGTGATGCCCAACCATTGGTTCCTTAGCAGTGCGAAGTCGTTTACAATTTTGGTTAAGTCGACTACATCATCTTCACCGTCGACGTACTTCTCTGCGTCTCGGCTGGACAGTGCCCTGTTGTAGTTCTCTAGGAATTTGCGGAATGTCTTTGATCTCAGTCTTCTCAGTTCTATGTTTAGGTATTCTAATATAGCCTCTAGTTGTTGTAACTGGCTGAATCTCTCTTCCACTATTCCCGGAAGTGCCGCCGATGCTCGCTCGAGGTTTCCGTAGATCTTGCACTGTTTCCTGGCTTCCAACAGTTCCTTGTCAAAGTATGCTACACAGTCTGGTATCTTTGCTAGGCTCCTACTTACTTCACTATACCAATTAATCATCTTCTCCGTATCCGTCTGATTCTTCTTCGTCTTCTTCAAACACGGTGTTGATGGCTTCTTCTAGTTTTGGATCGAATTCTCCCGATGCTTTGATTTCGTCGGTTTCTACACCGATGTCCTCTAGGCTCTTGATGAAGTCTATTGCCGCGTCCAGTTTTGATCTCTCTGGTACGTAGTGTGATATTGAATTCCAAAGACGTTCTATGTCTTCATGTGTAAAATCAATCATTATTCCTCAGTTTCCTCTTCCTTTGATACTGTTTTCTTTGTTTTTGCTTTTAGTTCTTCTGACGCTGGCTCTTCTTTTTGTTCTGTGCTTTCTTTGAAGTTCGCCATTATCATGTCTAATTTATCACCGGTCCAGGCTTTCCTGAAGTCTATGTGTTCCTTGCCTTGTGGATCAACATACTTCAGCCTGTTTCCGGTCTGTACCAGTATGCCCTTCTTCTCGAACAGGTCCACCAGTCCACTGTAGGGATCCATTCCCGTGTCATAAGGGATCTTGACCTGTACACCCTCGAATGGTTTGGCATATCTGGTCTTCATGACCTTACACGCCGCCCTGATACCCCTTACCTCTGATATCTTGTTGCCTTTCTCGTCTTCTTTCAGTTTCAGTTTCTTCATCGCTATCACTATGGAACTCGCATAGATGAAACCCTGCCCACCAGATATCTTGTCATCCGGATCAAACATGTCCTGCGATGCGTAGGTGTGGTTTGTGGCTATCAGTCCCACGTTCCAACTTCCAAACATGTTCACACAGTTCCTAACCAGTGCCGTTAGTGCCTTGGGTTTCCTACCGAGGTCACCTTTCATGTCTCCTGCTTCAAATTGGTTAACATCTGTTGGTGTCAGCATCATGCCCAGACTGTCTATCACGAAAAGAACTTTGGGAGCGCCTTCTTTGTTGTCAGCGTGTTGCTCCTTATAGCCTTTCATGAACTCTGATATGGTCTTTGCCACGTCGTCCACCATTGACATGCTCAATTTCAGTAGTTTTTCTTCCGACGTGTCAACGCCCAGTGCCTGTAGCCATGTCTCGTCAAGTGCGTTCTCTGTGTCTATCAATATCACGAATATGCCCTGTGCCTGTGCGTTCTTGATTATGTTTCCTGACGCTATGTATGATTTACCCGCACCTGATTCTCCTGCGAGCACTGTCACTTTACCCAATGGGATTCCTTTGTTGAAA